TCCCAATGTGCAGCGTCGGCGGGAACGATTGCCACACCAAATTTGACCAATACAAGATCGTCCCAAAAGGCCCGGAAATGGAAGCCTACGAACGCGCCGCCTATGTTTGGACGGTCAATCAGCTACTGATGCGCGGACAGTGGCCTATGGATTTGGCCGTGCCAGACATAAGGGACGTGCAATGAGAAAGCGCTGCATCCGTAAGCATTGGCAATTGGTAAGCCCCATTCAGCACGCCATCGAAGGCGCGGCCATCACTGACGACGAGCGATTAAACAAACTGCGCTTGCTTGAGTTGAGCGCCTTGGAAGCGTTTGCAAAAGGTAAAGCAACTCCAACAGACTGGCGAAGTCTGGCCGATATGCTCAATGTAGCAGAGACGCTGGCATTGTCGGGAGTTGGCCCGGAAGTGCTGCAAGCCTGCGAAACCGCGCAAAACGCGCTGGCAGAGGCTTACAGGCGACACGAGGAACTTGGCAAACTGGGCGTGACCGGGCCAGAACTTCAAGCGCTGCGAGACTTGCACGAATACCACGACCTACAACGGTCAAGCATCCCGCGCAGCCAGTACGAGCAGGGAATCCGGGACACGGCAAACCGAATCAGGTCGGCGCACCCGGGTGTAAAGGTATTTGTGTAACTATCTTTTTTAGGTAGTTTTGGATATTTCAGCGGCGCACGTACAATAAAACCCCGCAGCTACGAGGCAACCCATGCAAATAAGCCAGCGATACGCCAGCGCCAGGAGCGCCACAAACCTAGCCAGCGACCCGCGCACCAGCATGAGCGCATCGGACGTGCTGGGGGCTGTAGGTATGGCAGGGCAGGCAAACCCCGAAGCGGTAGCTCTGCTCAATAGCGCATTCGGCGGGCGGTCATCGGCAAAACTGGCATTTGTGGAGTTGTTGGAGCATCGGCTACAGCACCAAATGTTGAAAGCGCGGTGGAAAGGCAAACCGCGCCAGATAGCACAGGAGGCGGTAGCATGGTGGCTGCACGGGACATGCCAGCCGTGCAGCGGGCGCGGGTATGAGCTAATCAACGGCACGCCCAGCCTCGGCCATATCTGCAAGCACTGCAACGCGACAGGGCGCATCCTCGCGCCGCGCGAACCTGCATTTTTGTGGCTGATAGACTTAATCGAACGCTTGGTAAGCGTGGCAGAGGGCGAAACCAGAAAAAAACTTGCACACTGACAAAACCGTGATAGACTTGGCGAGACGCCAAAGCGCAAGTGTTTTGCGCACAATAAAAAGAGTCACAAGCCCGCAGGGGGTAGGTGACTGTGAAATTCTTTAAACGCATGCAAATTGTCTTCTGGGGATTCCCGGAGGAGGCCAACAGTTTGCATTTGTTTGGTGAATGCGCAGGCTGATGCGCAGAGTTGGGAATTCTTGGGGTGCCCATAGAACCCTAAGCCAGAGATCAGCACTGGCCACCAATAGAGCCTACGGTAACCGTGCCAATAAAACCGTGTGTTTCACGGCCCCGCAAGGGTGAGGCGGTGACAGCCGGAGAGATACGGCAACTTTTCGCAAACCCACCCAAGTCAAAGCGCCCCAGCATTCCCCTGGCTGGCTCTGCGCTTAAGGGCGGCCGCTGGCTGATCGGCAAATCAGCCTAAACCCGCAAAGAAGCCCCACCAGTGCCGCATGCTCCGTGCGCCTGGTGCGGGCGCGGTCAATCAGGACAATCCGCAAGGAACCCTAGAGGTAACACTTTATGGCTAAAGCACTGACGCGCACGGCGTTTAAGAAAGGCGAAGTAAGGCCAGGGCAAGGAAAACGCGGCCCGAACAAAACGACGCTCGCCATCAAAGAGATGATTACGACCGCCCTGAGCAACGTCGGCGGCGCTGAATACTTGGAGCGCAGGGCAAACGACCCGCGAACGGCTGCGGCCTTCCTTGGGCTGGTGGGCAAGGTTCTGCCCATGCAAGTGACTGGCGAGGACGGCGGGCCTGTGCAAACCGTGATGCGCGTCGAGCTTGTGGCGATGAATGCAAGTCGCAAAGATTGAGCTTCCCGACAAGCTGATACCTGTTTTCGATGGGCCTGCAGATGTAAGGGGCGCGCACGGCGGGCGCGGGTCAGCTAAAACCCGCAGCTTCGCCAAGATGATTGCCGTTCGCGGCTACATCTACGGTATGGCTGGCGTGAAAGGCATATTGCTTTGTGCGCGGCAGTTCATGAACTCGCTGTCAGATTCCAGCCTGGAAGAGGTCAAGCGGGCGATTGAAGAGGAGCCGTGGCTCGCCGCCTGGTACGACATCGGCGACAACTACATCAAGAGCAGGGATGGAAATATCGTCTTTGCCTTCATGGGCCTTGACCGGAACATTTCCAGCGTCAAGTCCAAGGGTCGAATCCTTGTTTGCTGGGTTGACGAGGCCGAGCCTGTCACTGATTCTGCTTGGTCGATACTGATACCCACCCTGCGCGAGGAGGGTTCCGACTGGAACGCTGAGCTTTGGGTTACGTGGAACCCGGCAAGAAAGACGGCTTCAGTGGAAAGCCGATTCAGAAACTCAAAAGACAAATTGGTCAAAGTGGTTGCGCTTAACTGGCGCGATAACCCGAAGTTCCCCGACAAGCTGGAGAGGCAGCGGCAACGCGACCTTGAAGAACGACCAGACCAATACCCGCACATTTGGGAGGGTGAGTTTGTCACGGTTGTGAGCGGCGCTTACTACGCGCCGCAGTTGACCGAGGCTAAAGCGCAGGGACGAATCAGCAGGGTGGCTGCTGACCCGCTGATGACGCTGCGGGCATTTGTTGACATCGGCGGCACTGGCGCAAAGGCTGACGCCTTCACGATGTGGATTGCTCAGTTTGTGGGCAAGGAAATCAGGGTGTTGAACTATTACGAAACGGTAGGCCAGCCCCTTTCGGCTCACCTCGCATGGATGCGCAGTAAGGGCTACACGCACGACAAATGCCAGATATGGCTGCCCCATGACGGCGCGACTCACGACAAGGTTATTGACATCTCTTATGAGTCAGCCTTGCGAGACGCGATGTACCGCGTAACGGTAGTTCCGAATCAAGGTGCCGGCGCGGCCAAGTCTCGAATTGAGGCGGCGCGCCGATTGTTCCCATCGATGTGGTTCAACGCCGACACAACGCAACCGGGCCTCGATGCGCTTGGCTGGTATCACGAGAAAAAAGACGAAGAGCGGGATATTGGGCTAGGCCCAAATCACGATTGGGCGAGCCATGGCGCTGACTCCTTTGGCTTGATGGCCATTGTCTATGAGCCACCAGCCATTGCGAAGCCCCTGAAATACATGGATTTTGGAGTCGTATGAACATCCCCAACATGCTTTATGACCTTGAGCGCAAGCTGGACATGCTGCTGACGCGCGAAGGCATCGAAGGCTTTGCGCCTGACACAAAAGCAGAGCCACAGGTGCGCGCCGAGAACATCGAAGCGGGCATTGAAGCCGTGGTGAAGCGCCGTGGCCGTCCTCCGAAGGTAGCAAGTGCCGATTGACAAGTCCGCCCTGCTTCAGCAGGTAAAAGCAGAGGAAGAGACGGCGCTTGGGTATCACGCGGGTTTGCTCGCCTCTGATCGTGCGCGTGCGATTGACTATTTCAACTCGCAGCCTGTGGGCAAGCTCGCAGTGCCCGGGCCTGGCCGCAGCTCTTACGTGTCCAGCGACGTAGCCGACACAATCAACAGCATCATGCCCGCGCTGATGCGGATATTCATGGCGGGTGACGAGGTTGTTTCATTCAACCCGCATGGCCCGGAAGACGTGAAGGCTGCTGAGCAGGAGTCGGATTACGTCAATTACGTAGTCACCCAGCAAAACCAGGCTTTCCTGAGCTTCCACAACTGGTTTCATGACACGCTGCTGACTAAAGTCGGCTATGTGAAATACCGCTGGGAGGAACTGACCGACCGGGTACGCGACACCTACGAAGGGTTGACGGGCGACGAACTGGCCTTGCTGCTGCAGGACAAGGATGTAAAGCCGTTGGCTCAAAACCAGCGCCAGATTCAAGTGCAGATGCCGCAAGGCCCGCAGGATGTTACGGTGTACGACATCCGCGTCGAGCGCTCCAAAAAATCGGGACAAGTGCGCTTTGATGTGGTGCCGCCTGAAGAAATTCTGGTTGCTCGCCGCTCTCGTTCGGTGAACATCAAGGAAGCGCCGTTTGTGCAGCACCGCACAAAGCGCACCATTTCATCGTTGCGAGAGGACGGCTACCAAGTTGAAGACACGGTGAGCGATGAAGACGAATCGCTGTACCGCCCTGAGACACTGGCCCGCAGGACAACCGAAGAGCAGCTTTTCTGGGACCAACAGCAGGGCGGCATGGATGCCAGCACGCGTGAAGTGCTGTGGAAAGAGTCTTACTTTTACGCCGACATTGACGATGACGGCATTGCTGAGCTGGTGCAGATGTGCCACATCGGCGATGAGGTCTATTCGCTGGATGAAGTGACTGAAATCCCCCTGGCGAGCCTTTGCGCGTATCCACAGCCGCACAAGCACCACGGCAAGAGCGTTGCGGATTGGGTGATGGACATTCAGGAGCTGAAGTCCGACCTGATGCGCCAGATCATCGACAACACACGCGCCGGCAATCTCGGGCGTTACGCAGTTGACAGCAACAGGGTCAACTTTGACGACCTGCTAAATGGCCGCGTAAACGGCATTGTGCGTGTTGACGGCCAGCCGGGCGGCTCGATTCTGCCCATTACGCCGTCACCCATTGCCGGGCAGGCTTTCCCGCTGATTGAAATGCTCGAAGGCGCGAAAGAAAACCGCACAGGCGTGACGCGCTACAACCAGGGGCTTGATTCCGACAGCCTGAACAAGACTGCGACAGGCATCACCAAAATCATGAACGCGGCGCAGGAAAAAATCCATCTCATTGCCCGCGTATTTGCAGAGACGGGCGTGAAAGACCTGTTCGTAAGCGTGCATGCCCTGCTCGCCAAACACCAGCGCTTTGAATCAGTTGTCCGGCTGCGCAATGAGTGGTCAACGGTCAACCCTGCCAATTGGCAGATGCGCAAGGACATGACCATCACCGTGGGCATCGGAAACGGCGACCGTCAAGATCAGATGCAGTTCATGCAATTGATGCTTCAGGCGCAGGAAAAAGCTGCACCCATCGGAATCGCAAGCCCGCAAAACATCTACAACGCGCTTATCAAGCTATCGCAGTTGGGTGGATTCAAGAACTACAACGACTATTGGACAAGCCCCGACAAGATGCCGCCCAAAGAGCCGCAGCCGACGCCGGAACAGGTGAAAGCACAGGCCGACGCGCAGAAAACGCAGGCGACCATTCAAGCCGACTTGCAAAAGGCCAATATTGCCGCTGGAGTCGATATCCAAGTGGCGCAGATAGGCGCAGAAACCGAGCGCTACAAGGCCGACAAGCAAGCTGAAACAGACTTCCAAAAGGCGCAATTGCAGGCCGAGCTGGACGCGCAAAGCCGTGAGCATGAAGTCTCATTGCAGTTGGCAGGCGAGCAAGCCAATGGAGCCATCCAGCAGCAAAACACACAGGCTCTGGCGACGATGCTTGAAAACCTGCAACAACAAAACGCCCAAGCCATGCAAACCATGGCAGCGGCCATCGCGCAGTTCGCGCAGCAAGCCAACGCCCCCAAGCGCGTGATACGCGGCGCAGACGGACTTATTCAGGGCACGGCACCTGTTGAAGCAAACCCATGACACCACTGATTTACACCAAAAACGGCAATGTCCCAATGGATAGCCTGACGATGCATGTTGAATGGACTGAGGCGGAAGAGTGGATTAAGTGCCGTGAATACTGGACTGATTCAACGGGCGACATCGTAAAAGACGGTGCGCATGTTTATGTCAAAAAAGGCATTGAGCTAAAACTCGAAGCCGGAACTTTTTAAGGATTACAAATGGCAAATGCACAAGCAATGTGTACCAGCTTCAAGAGTGAATTGATGCTTGGGGCGCACCAACTAGGCACAGTGACAATCGTTTCGCGCACCAGCCTTACATCACCGACTACGGACACCGTAAAGGCCGCGCTGTACCTTGTTGCTGGGTCTCAAGGGGCCGCAACTACTGCCTACAGCGCCACAAACGAGGTATCAGGTACGGGCTACACGGCAGGCGGCGTGACCGTGACAAATGCTACCGCGCCTACTACAAGCGGCACAACTGGCTTTTGGACCCCCAGCGCATCGTTTAGCTGGACTGGCGTAACGCTTGCAGCGTTTGACTGTGTGACGATATACAACAGCACGCAAAGCAACCGGGCAATCAGTGTGCACACTTTTGGCAGCCAGACCCTGACGGCCAGCAACTTCACGCTGACGATGCCAACCAATGACGCATCGAATGCATTGATTCGGATTGCCTAAATGCCCGGATTGTATGACGGCGTATCAGACACCAGCACCACTACAGGCACTGGCACGGTCACCGTTTCCGGCACGGCTGTAACAGGCTATGCCGCATTTTCTACTGTGCCCAATGGTACGGTAGTTGACTACGCCATCAGGCACCAAAGCGCTGCGGAATATGAGACAGGGCGCGGCACGGTGGTGACAAGCACAACGCTCAGCCGAACCAATGTTGTGACCTCCAGCAACAGTAACGCCCTGGTTAACTTCAGCGCTGGTACTAAAAGCGTGTTTGTGACGGTTGTGGGGCGGTCAGTTATCAGCCGGGGCAAGGCAAACGCATTGGCACTTGCTGGCAACAGCATCTAAGGAACAGAAATGGCATTTGACCCGCAATACTGCGCATCCCCCGTATTTGCAGCGGTAGCCGTCACGGCGGCAAACACCAGCTCGCAGGGCGGCGGCACCATCGGCACTGACATCTTCCTGCTGCGGACTATCGGCACGAACGGTGACTGGATTGATGCGATTCGCTTTATGCCAACAGCTTCCGTAGCGGCGACGGCAACCACAGCAACGGTGGCACGAATATTTGTCAGCACGCAAGCCAGTGGTGCGACCACATCAGCCAACACGCACCTGATTGCTGAGGTTATTTTGCCTTCAGTTTCTGCGGACAGCTCAAGCGCGAATACGTACCCCATCGACGTTCCTATCAGCCAGGCCATCCAAACTGGCAACAGCATCCTGATAACAAACCACGCGGCCCCGGCAGCAAACACGTCGTGGAAAGCCAGCTTGTACCGCAGCGGGACTTACTAATGAAAAACCCCATCGTATTCCTTAACAAAGAGTACGCCGGGAAGACTGGCGTGCAAATTGTGACCGATGACACGCACGAAGTAGAGGGTGTGTACTTTGAAGACGGAACTGAAGTGCCTGAAAAGCCAGCGTACAGCTACAAGCTGATTGAAGAATGACCGACCTACAGTCGTTTCCGCCTGCTGCTGGGCAGAAATTCCTGCAGTGGAACGAGTATTTTGGGAATAACACTGTCACTACGTCAAACTGGCGTGCCTGGAAAAAGCCGCGCATAGGCAGCATGCTTTACATGTTTGGGCTTGGTGCTGGCGGTGGTGGAGGCGGCGGGTTTGTTGGTTCCGCTTCAGCGGCTGGCGGCGGTGCTGGCGGTGCTTCAGGCGGTCAGTCAACATTAATAATTCCATTGGCTGCAATCCCGGACACGATTTACTTTTCGCTTTCCATTGGCGGTGCTGGCGGTACTGGTTCTGGTGTTCCCGGAACG